AGCTTCAGCTCACCGAGAACGACGGCACCGCCGAAGTCTTCGAGGCAACGATCAAGTCCTACCAGCGCAACATTCCCATGGATGACAAAAAGGTCGCTGTTATCACCCTGCGCATCGGCGCCGAAATCACCGACGGAGGTGTGTAATGGCAAACAAGATCCGCGGTGAAGCCGTCGCAAAAACAGAGTCCGGCGACTGGAAGATCGTCCTCGACATGAACGCCATTGCGGGTTTCGAGGACGCGACCGACACTTCCTGGGCCCTTTTCGAAGGCCGCGCACAAGCCGGAACATCGCGCATCTCTGACCTGCGCCACCTGTGCCACCAGTCCCTTCTGCGGCACCAGCCAAAGGCCACCCTGGCCGACGCCGGGGACATCCTCTCCGAAGATATGGACGCCTTCAACTCTGCCATGGAAGCGGCCTTCCCCGCTGCCGACGAAAGCGATGGTGAGCCGGGAAACGAGACGCCCGCGGCGTAAGTCGCGGGGCTCCGAGCTGGGACTGGGACGAGATGATCGAGGCGGGGATCTCCGTCGGTGTCTCGGAAGACAAGTTCTGGCGTATGACGCCGCGCCAGTATTTCCGCCAGATGAAAGGGGAGGGGCGTCGG